CTAGTGTTCACTGCTGTACGACGGGCTTTGTTAGCCAGTTCTTTCAACCTATTCGAATGGTCTGCATACACCTTCTCTATAGTAGTACCAGAAGAAAGGGTGTGTGCATTCTTTGTTTCTGCAAGCTTCCTTGATTCTACAGTACGAAGTACAGTACGACCTTTTGCATCTGTATAGGTAGCGCCCGTAGGTACGTATCTCTTTTCACCAGTAGCTCGGTCTACTGCTCCACCTTCAGCAGCAGGCCTGGGTTTTCTTTCCGGTACTCGTACTGAAGCAGTGGCACGAGAGATTAATGTAGATGCTCCAGCTCTGCTACTACCTTGATACTTGGCTTTAAGCTGGGGTATTCCATTATCAATCTCGGACTGCTTCCAATTCAACTTATGCTTTTCTGCATCAATGACCACCATGGAATGACGAACTGCTCGGGCCAGTTCTTGGTGTGTCGCTCCATGAATAGTCATGTCAGTGATAAGGTTTGATACCTTACCCATTTCAATTGCTTTGGTTCTAGCCGACATAACTTTCATACCCTCATATGCTGGATACGAACGTTGTGGATCGAACCCTTTCAAACCATCCAAAGCAGGAGAAGTCTTTACCTGCCTCTTGTTGTTGGGGATGACCAGTACAGTATCGCCATCGAAGTCAGCACCCGATAGTCTTTCTGCCACCTTCGAATTGATACCTACTGCATCTTGTGCATTCCCCAAAGCACGACGTGCTTGAGGGTGGCGGTTGTTTACCGTCAATTCTGGAATCTCGAAAACGCCACCATGAGGATAGCGAATCAAGACTACTGCTTCTCCATCTCTGAAGTTAGGAGCGTAGATCTCTCTTTCGCTCAGAGAGTTGATAGGGAGAATGACATTCGATCTTTGTCGCGGCAAAGCCGCTGCTTTCAAATGAACAGCTGCAGAATCCACATCATCGGCATAGGATTCCAACAATTTCCTGCGAACAGCAGGGTTGGTCAACGACATGATGTCGTCAAATTCGCGCTGTTTTCTTTCATACGTCATGTCTAGTTGCTGCTTAGCCAGACTTGGACTCTGCTTCGACAACATCTGCGAAGAAAGATTCTTGGACCAGCGATCCCAGTCCCCCTCTTCGTTGACTATGTTCATGGCAGATTCGACTTTGCCCGTCTTGGGATTGATCTTCTGCCGAACGACAGCTCCGAAGGGGTTATCCGGATCGTCCTTCATTGCTTTCAAAGCATCGAGTTTGTTGCCCGTGTTTTTCTTGTTCGTGTTGAACATGAGATCCACGCCAGGCGGCAGATCGTCTTTGTACATAGCCATACCTTTAAGGTAATGACTACCGTCGACCGCAATTCTAACTTGAGCATAGCGAGCACTGCCAAGACTAACATCAGGAACGCCAGGTCGAACATAAATAACGCCGTCTGCATCAGCGCCACCGTCTTCAGCATAACGAATCCCGACTCGTTTGCTGCTGACTGAGAGAGGTGTTTGGATGCCAACGTACGATCGACCGCCGTCTTCAGAGAATGACTGAATTTGTTTGATGTTTCCTCGGTTAGCCGAGACTTCAGAATACGGAACATCAGCAGCAGTCAAAACCTTAACTGTAGTTTGCTTTCCAGTTCCGAGTTGAGTAACTTTCAGATAGTGAACCTTGTAGCCTTCCTCCTGCAACACAGCAACAGCAGTAGAAAGCTTGGTTTGACTGATTCCCAACTGATTCTCAACACCAGTACCGATGTCGATGTACTTCTTATCGGCCACCTGATCTCTGAGCATGTTACTGGTACTGGTCAGAATGTCAGCAGTGTCTTTAGCTCCCGGAGCAAGAAGTGTACGCACCGTAGCCTCGGGCTTGCCCATTCGTTCTGCGATAGCCACAACGGACATTCCCTTGTCCTTGAGTCTGGTGGCCATGTCAATGTCATTCTGGCGTTCTTCGTTACGCGCAATTGATTTCGCAGCTCGCAACTGCGTTGTATTGATACCCAAGCCTTCAGCGATTTCAGCTTCGCTAAGACCCTGCTTTTGCAATTGGGCCACGTAACCCAAGAAGCCTTTGTTGCTGGCTGTCTCAGGTCCGCCAGAGCCCCAAGGATACCTACCCGACTTACGAAGAATTCCGTAGTGAGCGAGATAGTTTTCCTCAGGAATGATTGTCATCCGTAAGCCTCCATCCTGAGCTCCTCGATGCGACGGTCGAAAACGACAATTTTGTCCATGATGTTCGTGACCATCAGAGGATCGCCCTCGAAGATCTGAACTTCATCATTCTGATAAATTCGGAACTCCATTCCTATGCCGATCGGCTTGAAGCCGTACTCGAGACAGAACAAAGCCGCGTATACTTCGAGCTGTGTAACCTTGGTAGGGATGACTCCAGTTTTGAGATCGTGAATTCGAAGAAAGTTTTTGCGAAATGCGATAGCGTCTGCTGTGCCATAGCAATTCGCTGAATAAAACAGAGTTTGTTCGGGAGTCATTCTGAAACCAATAGCGTCATTCACGTACTGGTTCAGTGTTGCCTGAGTATCAGGAAGCTTAACGCCCAGTTTGATCATCCTCTGAGCAAGCTCATGAAGATCTGTCCCACGTTTAGCCGCAAAGGACGTGGTAATTTTTAGATCGAGTTTCGTGTCGTCGTAGTTCACCCAGTGGTAGCTGCTAGGACTCAGAAGAGCATGACTCCCACTAAGATTCGAATGCTCTCTGAATCTCATCGAGTACCTCTTCTTCGATTTCAGGATAGATGTAGGCGGAGAAGCCACCCATTCCAGCTACCTTCATGAGGTAGAAACCCTGATTGGGCCGAGGTCGCAAACGATCGGCTTCGCTACGCTTTACTTCCAGCAGAGCGTACTTGTCTTTGTACAAAACCGTGAGATCTGGAATTCCTTGTAGGTACTGCTCATCGTTCTTCAAAATGAGACAGCCAGGAAAACGATCTTGTATACGTTTGATGAGTTGAGTTTTGTACTCCCCTTCCATCCTAGCCATTCTGCCGCCTTAAATCAAAGAACGTGTATGGAAACACATTCTACTCCTTCTATTATAATCCATGATTTTTTTGCGAGATATTGTCTAGTCGGGATAAACCCACTCGAAGCAGTGCATGAGAGGAAAAACCCACGTCTTATTGACGATGGATTTCACCACATCATTGTAGAGGACGCCAAAGCTATAAACCACCGACCCCACGTTCTCGTAGATGATTCCAGTTTTGATGTTTCGAACGGGACCTGTCTCAGGAAGGCCTTGATTGAATTGCTCGGTGTGTTTGAGGGCGAACCATCGAGGACGCCATGCGAGATTGCTGACTCGGCAGTTCATGAGATCACCATCCAGGTGAATGGGGGTGGTGAAATCTTCTCGCGGGGACGGTAGGAACGTTTGACAGATGAGTAGAGATAGACCGCGCCGCACTTGAACTCGCTCGAGTGTGAGTGCGACGGAAGGACGACCTCCTCCCATTCTCGAAACTGCCAGGACGCTGTTTGTGTAAAGACTACGAATCCTCCCTTGATCGCTAGCTTCATAGCCGTCATACCCTGGTATGGGTAACCATTGCTCCATTTGAGCTCTCCTGAGTTTGCCAAGATTTTTCGCGAAAAAAACTTTTGTATTTTCTTTAGGTATTGTCTATAGACATTATCTAACTTATATGAGAAGTTTTTTAGGTGAAAATTATAGGCAAGCCAAAAACCTATATAACTGCAGGTCAAACCCCATTTAAAGATCAAATACGATCTTGGCAAAATCTTGGCAAATTCTTAAAACTCAGGCAATTCAGACAAGTTGAAGTCTCGCTTCTCCATGAATGCCTGCCGAAGACGCTTATCGATCCACGCAGAACTCATCGGAAGATAGTAAAACAAGTTGCCGAAGGGTGTATTCATCCGATCGACCCTACCGTACGCTTGTTCCGTGACCTTATAGGAAGGATTTTGCGACCAGAAGAATGTCGCATTCGTACTAATACACTCCCAACCCTCAGCTCCAGCAGTAAACTGCACAAGATACAGCCATTCTTCAGTGTCCGGAATGTCTTGATGCCTGTGCCCATTCCACTCAGCTGTAGGGACGTCATTAATCCCTCTCAAGATCTCCAACTCATAATCGAAGTTGTAGAATGTGATGAGGCGGGGGTGTTTTTTCATCTTCAAGCGAAGTGCTTCGAGTCTGGTGGGATGCTCGCTCACTGTTCGACGCATCAACCCATACATCTCGGCGGCATTGCGAATCGGTTCATTCTTGTAAGGATTCCATCTATCTTTCATTACTACACGCATTTGCTCTTCATCGTATTCCACCGGTATCGCAATGGTGTGCCGAGTCGTCAGCCGCTCATACGGCATGTGAACGACTATTTGATTTCTCCATCGAACCAACCGGCCTGTGTTAACAAATCGATCAACCGCCGGGAATTTCGTGTACGTTTTGTATACAACATGATTTCTCTTAAACTCCGTGCGATTCCTGACGAATTCATTCGCGATGAAACATGGGATGTAATCCAGCCAAGAATCTCCGGGGGTAGCTGAAAGGAGGATCCAGGTGTTGTTTCGGGCAATACGAAGAAATGACTTGACCCATCCACCCGAACCAACAAGACGTTGCTCGTCGAAGATGAAATGGGCTCCCCGAATGTCTTCGTATTTGTGAATGTTGTTCCAGGAATTGATCGTAAGGATTCCGGCAACCGTATCATGCTCGTCTTGTCCAACGCCGAAACGAGCAAACTCACGATTCCAATCAAGGCTGTCTCTCTTCTTTGCTGTCGTGATCACATAGACGTCGCGGGTCTTGTAATCCCGGACATAGTGAGCGGCCGCAACCATGCTCTTGCCAGAACCGACACCGCCCCAGAGGATATTCCCGGATTTCAATTTCGATAGGGCGATTTTCTGATGAGGCCGTAACTCGACCAATTCGTTCTCCTAACGTCCCACAGAACGGGCACATACTCTTCGTCACGATGTTGTTCCAAAACACGATGACGTAGCATGCGCCGTTCGGACACACCAAAGCGTGATTGACGTCGACCCTCATACTAGTCACTAGGTGGAGTTCCAATCACGGTAGTTGTCGTGTGATCTTTACCTTCATCGCAGTTACATGAAACTTTAGTCGTGGTGGTCACTGATCCGGTCTTTGTGTGCACCGTCATGATCACCGTGTGAACGTGTAGATCGCCAGCCATGTCTATTCCTTTCATAAAGATAGGACAGGTAAAGCCGGAGCCCCCGAAGGGACCCCGGCCACCCTGCTCAGTCGGCCCCATCTAGCGCCGGGCGTCGAGACCTAACCCTGCGTCTTATGAGAAGGTTGCACAGGGGTACTCAGTAACCGACTGAGAAGCTATCCCGAAACCACTTTGCCGGGACACCAGACTTGTTTCTCTTCGTACTTCCCCTTTTCAGGGTTCCAGACGTTGGTTTTGTAGTAGTGTCCGGCGTGAGCCTCACTGCTGGGACACGACATACATGATCTCCTATTCTGGAAGAAGACCCGTCTCGAGGTTCACCTCTCGGTAGTAGTTCCGTTCCTCTTCCGTCATGGATTGCCAGAATGTCGAGAACTCGGTGAAGCTGACTGAATTCTCGTTGGATTGGAAGTACCGAATGATTTTCACGATGCCGTTCGACACGGGTCCCTCTTTCTGTCGGGTATTTCATTTGATGTAGGCCTAACCCCATACCTACTCGACGACTCCCGCACTGCTGCCTGGGGGTTACAGCGCGACCAGTATCTGTCGTCTTCCTGGTGTTTTAGCTAGTTCTCGTTCTCGGTGTCGCGGTGAACGTCCAGGATAAAGGCCTCAGCCTCGTCGTCCGACGCGTCGTCACCGGGGTCGTAGCCGTCCTCGCTGACGTCGTCATCGTCGTCCTTGCCGCCGAACCAGCCCATCACTCACCCTCCGTTCTGGGCATGATACCCGTACCGCTCGGCCCCGACAGCTGTCCCACGATCGGCTCGTCGGTCACGAACGGGCGTGCCAACGACACCGGCGCCGAGTGCAGACCCGGCATGGGCTCGTCGAAGTCGAAGGTGGCCTGGAAGATCGCGTTCCGGAAGATGTGGAGCTCGTCCCAGAGCGGCACGATCCAGTCCGTCAGTCGGACGTACAGCTCGTTCGGTGCCTGCTGGCCGTCAGGCTCGTTCGCGTCGAAGCGCTTGGCGCTGAACACGAAGTACGGGCGTCCGTCGTGCTCGTAGAACAACTCCTCCTCGAACTCGAGCGAGAGCTTGCCGATGTTGTCCGGGGTCACCTGGATGGCCTCGGTGTGGATGCTCTTCGGGTGGTAGCTGACTGACACCGGGTTCAGGTGGGACAGGTTGAGCGACCTCGCGTCGTACACCGGCCTCATGATTCCCTCTTTCTGATTCTTCGAGATGATCCACGACGCGATGACAGCCGTGGCGTAGATTCTCGTGGTTTCCCTGACCACGTTCAGGATGAATCCCCCCACAAGTCCCATCAGCTGGCCTCGGTGTGGACCTCGAACGGGGTGTTGGTCACCGGCAACTGGGCGAACTCACCTGCCGCGGAGTCACGGTCGTCGATCACGTACGACGTCGCGGGAACGCAGTTCTTGGACGCGAATTCCTCCGCCTCCTGCAGCAGCTCCGGCGTGCCCTCCTCGGCTGCTGAACCGTCGTCACCCTCGAAAGGGCCGACCTCGTTGTACTCGTCGAACGACGCCTCGAACTGAGCGTGCTTGTAGGACCGGAAGCTGCCCTTCAGCTCGACGATCCAGCAGCCGAGCGAGGCCACGAACTCCTTGCCGCGGTTCTCGCCCATGCCCTTCATCTTGACGACCGGCAGGTCGGTGATGGTGCCCATCATCTTCGTGGGGACGTACTCGATGGCACCCTTGCACCACTCGGCGACCTCCTCGATGTTCTGGAGCGTCACCTGGACGGCGTTGACCGGGAAGGGCTTGCGGGTGAACTGCTTGATTTCCATCGTTCCTCTTTCAGGAGTTGTTTCTGGGGTCGATCAGAGTTCGGTGTAGAACGTGTGCGCGTTGATGTAAGTTGAGATAGTGGTGTTCTTCTTGTCATTCTTGCGTGTGAACTCGTAAATTCGCGCAGGCATCACATCGGTCCTGAGGACGACACGCCATCCTTCATCGTTCTGAATAGCGGTAATGACGTCGTAATCCGGCTTACCTGGCTCCGTGACAAGCATGGAGAACATGTAGGCCGCACATTTATACACGATTTCGTCCATGGTCTATCCTTCTTTCTTTTCGATTCGAAACGATCCGTCGTGGTTACGAATCACTGTATCGCCCACTTGAGCTCGCTGCACTTCATCCCCTACAGGGACGTTCACGCCGGGAGTGGTCAGGTCGTAATCCAGCGCGTTGTGCTGAACCACGGCCCGACCACCACACCACTCGGCGATCGACTCAGCGTTGTTCTCGGTGAGCATTCTCGCCTCGGTCATCAGTGAAGCTCGTATTCCCCATCGATGACCATCGGCTCACTGCCCGCCTCGAGCGACAACTGATCCTTCTTGTTGTCCTCGACGAAGGCTGTCCACTTGGCTTGCAGGTAGTCCTCTTCGATCTTGATGTACAGCGCTTGCAAGTAGGCTTTGGTGCCCGCCTTGCCGTTGACACTCCAGTCGTACGGATTGAGCGTGCAGTCTGCCGTCTCGACATCCACCCAGTCCAGCATTTCTACCTCGTCCTCGGTGAGGTAGGTCATACTCTTGGACGTGACCATGCAGATCTTGGGTGGTCTGTTCTTGTA